TTTCAATGAAAAACTGCCGCCCCGTCCGCAAAGATGAAGCAACCTTTTACGAGGAGAGAAAAGATGAGTAGACGCTTGCTTTGTTGGCTCGGTTGGAGCAACTAGTATAGTGTTTGTGATAAATGCTTTACGGTATTTAGAACTAAAAGGACTTAGTTATGAACAATGGCGGAAACAACGATAAAACACCGCCACAAACCCACAAAAACACCCCTTGTTGACAATAGTCGGCTTGGGGTGTTAATCTATCCGCAGAAACAAAAAAGGATTAAACAGATGCTACAAGTTTCAAACAAAATAAGAATGTCTATCGGCAACAAATGGCGAATTGATGATGACGGCATTATGACCGTTAGAGCCAGGGTGTTAAAAGAGGGAGTATATCCCTATTATGCCAGTGAGTTGCAAGGCCTGAATATTCCGGGCGACAAAGTGGATGTTCTTATTCCGGCAAGCGAATTCACCCCCGAAGCGTTAAAAACCGGCGAGGGTAAGCCCGTAGTCATTGATGAACACGAATGGCGAACTGTTGAAAATGCCTTGACAGACGGCTATACCAAAGGCTCTGTTGCCGGAGAAATGACAGTAGAAGACAAAGGCATAATGTGCGACCTCACAATTTTGGATGCACAGACCATTGAAGATGTGAAAAATCATATCTTGGTGGAAATTTCTGCCGGATATCGAGCAGATTTTGAAAAAGAAGATGGCGAGCTAAACGGCCAGCCATATTCTTATGTTCAGAAAAACATTGTGTTTAACCATATCTTGCTTTGCCGTAAAGGCGAGGGCAGATGCGGAGCCGATGTTAAAGTTATCAACAAAAAAACAGGAGAAAACAAAATGTCTTATACAATTCGTATGAAAATTGGCAATAAAGACAAAGAAATGGAATTTTCTTCCAAAGAAGATGCCGATAAGGCTCAAGAGATGGCTAATGCCGCCGGTGAAGCTAAGCAAGCCGATATTGACAAGGCCGTTGAAGAAGTAACTTCTTTGAAAGAGCAGGTTGCCGCTTTGAATGCTGATTTGGATGAAAAGAAATCATCTATTGAGGAATACAAAGAAAAACTTGAAAATGCTTTGTCTGAAGAAGCACAGGAAGAAATTGCCGAAGACTTAATCGCTCAGAAAGAGGCTGAGGAAGCTGTCGTTGAGGAAGAAGTCGAGGAAAAGGACAAAGAAGAAGTCAAAAACTCTTTGAAAGCTCTGAAGCGCTCTGAGCGTGCCATGTTCTTGGCTGCCCATGTTATGAACAAGCGCGGCTTAGACATCAAAGAATGGGATGACAATTCTAAAATTGCGTCTTTCATGACCATTGCCGCTGAAGCAAAACAGAAAGTGCATAATAAAAAAGCATTGAGCAACAACCCCGGCAACGTTAATGGTGCCAAAGTTGTGAACTCAAAAACCGGAAACAACGGGATGTCTGCAAAAGACCGTATGTTTTCTTGGAAACACAAATAACAAGTAGGAGAAACAAACATGTCAAGAGGTGTTTATATGGGTACCGCTTTTGGAGCAATCCAAAACGCAGTATTCGACCAGCCGGCGGCAGGTGTACATGGCGGACTTTATGCAGCCAGCGACATTAATCTTTGCGATGCCATCTCAGTTGGCGAAGCAAACGGCATTGATGTCGGTCTGGGTGTTGTCGCAAGTGCTATCGCATCCGCCAAAATTTCCGGCATTAACGATTTGGAAGCCAAATTGCCGACAAGCGAATCCGATGCAATCTATGGCTTTGTTGTCAGAACACAAGCAGGATGCACCGATGCATCCGGCAAAAACTATGTTCCGGAAAAACGTCAGGCCACTGTCTTGAGATACGACAGAGTAGGCGGTCGTTTCTGGTATAAAATGCCGGCCGCATTTACTCCGGCTTCAAAAGTATACATCGCTTATACCGATGATGCCGCTGCCGGCGGTAAAGGTCATTTGACTGTAACTACCGAAGCAAGCAAAAACTTTGAATTAACCAAGCTGAAAATCCGCAACTCAGGTTCTAAGGATGATTTGGCTTTAATCGAAATCGTAGCGTAAGGGGAGAATAAAACATGTCTAAAGGTTCTTTCACATACGGCGGACAAGCAAACGTAAATATGCAGGAAATCGCATTCAGCATCTATACCGCTGTTGATTCTGCGTTTTATGATGTCGAATATCCGGAGCATGACTGGTATAAAGTCGTAAAAGAAGATCAGGTGCTTTCTGATATTAACGCCGGTGCAACTCAGTATGCATTCATCAGCCGTGACCGCCAGGGTGCCGCCGCATTCAGAGGCCAGGCTGAAAACAACAACATCCCGATGGTAAGCCAGACGGCCGGTTCGTCCACTGTTCCGTTGTGTGCTTCTAATGTCGGAGCAAAAATCGACAACGAAGACGCTCGCCAGTATCAGATGGGCTTTAACGGAAACTTGGCTCAGGATTTGGGCGAATGTATGCGTTTTGCTTGCGATAACTTGGTTGAACGCACCGTATTCTTCGGTGACGATGCCGTTGGTTTCAAAGGCTTTATGAACTTCCCCGGCGTAACCACATCAACTGCAGTAAGCGGTGCTGCCGGTGATACTGATTGGAGTAAAAAAACCGCTGCCGAAATGGTAAAAGATATCAATGACGGCTTGGCGGCTGTATGGACCAACTCCAGAGGCGTGTTCCTGCCCAACACGGTATTCTTGCCGTTAGAGCAGTTCAACCTCTTGGCGACCACTCCGTACACCTTGGGAGCTTCTGCCGCTGTGTTCCAATCTGCTTTGGATTATGTGAAGAAATACAACATCTACACAAATCAGCGCGGAAAAGAACTCGAAATCATTCCTATCCGTTACCTGAAGAACGCAAACGCTTCCGGCGACAAAGGGCGCATGATTTTGCAGGACAGAAGCAAACGCAATCAGGCTTTGCCGTTCCCGATGGGCTACACCTTGCAGGCACCAGTTCCGGTTCCGCTGGGCGCAGAGTTCTATTCGGAACAGAAGCATGGTTCTTATGTAATCCGTCAGCCGTTGTCTACATTATATGTAGATGGCATCTAATAAATTAATTCAATGGGGAGATACCAATATGGCTTTTCAAAAAAAACAAAATAACGGAGCCGCCGCACCAAAAGCGGCTCCCGCAAACCAAACCGCAAAGAACATTGTCGCAGCAACCGGCACTGTGGTTTTGACCAACACAACCACAAACCCGATGCTCTTAAACGAGGGTGCTCATAAAATTATGATTTATCCGAAAGAATTAAAATCTGTGGATAAAACTGTTTTTCAAGCATTGCAGAAAAACGACATGATTAAAATATGGCTTGATAAAGGGCTTTTGCGGTGTAATTACCAAGCAGATGCACAAGAGGAAGCGAGCAGAGAAATCTCCGTTACCCCGGATAATGCGCCGGCCGAATTAACAAATCCGGTTGAAAAGCATGAAGACGGTCGCTCTGTATCTGCGGAAGTAACCAAGAAAGAAGCCGCCGGTTCAATTACATTGGATTAATTAACCAAAAGTAGGAAGCAAGAACATGAGTTTTGATTATGCACAATTTATTGCCGTATATCCCGAGTTTTCCGACATTCCGCAGGCAACTGTTGAATTTAAGGGAAATCTGGGCGACAAAGTCTTAAGCGATACGTCTTGGGGAGATGTGCGTGATGAAGCTCTGTTCTTGTGGACTGCTCACCGCCTTGCGTTGGAATATAACATCACCAAGGCGTTAAAGACCAACAAAAAGAATTCTATCAACCCCGGCTTGGTTAACTCGCAAAGTGCGAGCAATGCCAGCCTGTCAAATTCATATAGCCACAGTACAATGGTTTCATCTGATAACCCGATGCAAGCCGACTACGCACGCACGAGCTACGGCTTGGAGTTTTTATCATTAATGGATATGGTAATGCCGGCAGGCTATGTCGTTATAAGTGGCGAAAATTACTGTTGCTAATTTTGTTGGGGGAAAATATGCGTGATTTTAGCAAGACAATAAAGATTGGGAACGAACAAAAATGGATAACTATTAAACCCAACGGAGAAAATGGTAAAGGACGTCACTTGCCATTGAAAGACGGCGAAAGCCCCAAAGAAGCTATGAAAAGACAATGGGGTATTGATTTGGACAAAAAGAAAAAAGAAGAAAAAACACAAAGTCGTCCATTGTCTAAGAAAGATTTACAACGGATAAAAGAAAATAACCCTGAATTTTATCAAAGAATAAAAGATAAAGAAACAGAAACAGATAAAAAATCTGATAAATTTAAGAAATCTGAATTTGAATTATTGGAAGCAACACCAAAAGCGTATAAGCTAAAAAAAGACGGAAAAACATTTTGGATACAAAAAAAATGGATGAGAGAAGATGGAACATTAACTCCTGCCGGACAAAACGCTTTTGAACAATCAATGACAGATGTTGAAAAGGCAGAAGCAAAAGCAAAATGGCAAAAGGGTGTTCCTGTTCCTACCGCAAAGCCTGATTGGGAAAGCGACAATGCTTATGGTTATGATGTTAATCTTGATTTTTATGATATAGAAAAAGATATACGTCATAGAATTTTTATTCCCAAATCTGTTATAAAAGATGGATATATTCCACGTTGGTTAATACAGAAGAAAATTGAGGAAATAGAACAGAAATACAGTAGAAGTGGTGGATTTTTTATTGACCAACATCCTTTTGAAAAAGGGGCGTTTGGATCAAAGGATTTAACATGGTTTGATGATGACAACGATAAAATGCGTGATTTTTCAAAAACAATGAGGAAATAAAATAATGTCAAATATTTCTATGTCGGCAAAGATAAACAAAGAAAACAATCCCGATTGGCTTGATAAGGTCATGGCCAAAGCGGTAAAACTTACCGAGATAGAAGCAGCCGCCGGATTTCCTAAAGGCGATAAAAACCTAAACACGCCACACTATGACAACGGGGCCAGCATCATAGACGTGGCAATCTGGAATAATTATGGCACATACAATATTCCGGCTCGTGATTTCATGACACCATCAGGAAAAAAAGCAAAGGAGCGATGGAACAAAATCGCTCCTGACCTTTATAATGAGGTTGTGAGCGGAAAAATGGACGCTGTGGAAGCGTTAGAAAATGCCGGACAGATTGGAGCAACCGAGATTAAAAAAGCGATTGTTGACCTAAAAACACCGGCAAACGCACCCATAACCGTCAAAGGTGGATGGATGCACAACAAAAAAAGCGGTAAATTGTTCAAGGTTGAGGGCAAAAAGAGCAATAATCCGCTTGTAGATACCGGAGCAATGGCCAACGCAGCAACCTACGTTGTCCGCAAAAAGAAAAAATAGTCCTTTTGACTTTGTATTTTTTGTGGGGTAAACTTGAGAAAAACAATGATAGGAGATGAATATGCGTGATTTCTCAAAAACAATTCGGGTTAAAAACTCCATGAAAGGCATAGACGGCGTGCATTTGGATGTGCCGTTGTTTATTCGCCTTTTAGAATTTGCCAGAGAAGAAGCTAAGGATGACATTGATTTGCACGTCATAACCGAAAATATCAACAGAATTTTTCAAGGGTATGAGGAAAGCGGAGAGCCACACTCATTTTTGACTATGCAAGATTATGATGGCATTATTGAGGGGTTAAAATAGCCATGTCAATACTTCCTTTTGATTTTAGCCAGACGTTAGCAGAATTTGCTTGTCCGGAAAGCTTCACCGCCTATGAAATGGTCGGACAATATATCCGTGGCGAATGGGTTATGACAAAGGAAAACGAACGCACCATTGATGAAGCCATTTTGCTCGATGTGGAAGAAGAAATCCTTGAAATCTTAACCGAGGGAAACTTGGTAGATGAAGCATACAGCATTATGTTTGCCAAAGACTATGATGAATTTTTTATTATGGATCAAAACAACGCAAACGTGCAAAACAAGCAAACATACGTTGTTATTGACGGCAAAGAGTTTATTGTAAAGAGAAATCCCAAAACCGCCAAAAATTCAAACTTCCGCAGTTATTATGCAATCAAATATAAGGACATTGCCAATGGTTAAAACAGTAACGACAGAGGAAGCAAAAGAGCTTATTCGGGCGGCGGTTAAACTTGCCACCGGATGGGAAACAATCCTATGGCCATCGCAAGGTCCGCAGGCCGCAAATCAATATTGCACCGTTCGCTTAAAAGACGATTTGCCATATCAATACGACATCAGCGAAGAAAACGTAGATGAAGATGGCAATATGATATATGACGAAATTCAAGAAACAATTATGGAGTTTGAAATTCAGGCCTACGGCAAAGGGGCTATGGACAAGCTCAAATCTTTTATTGCCAAGCTAAAACATGATGAACGCTTCTACGGCGCAAATGACGACCCGGACATGGAGCAAAAATTCAAAAATGCTCCGTTGTGGGAATATATGGGCTTAGGTGGACATGATAGCGTGCAAGACATATCTATGCCGTTTATGGGAGCCGCACAGCCGAGGGCAATCGTCACAATTTACATGAATGCCCTATGGCAAGACAAGCAGCCGAAATCAGAAGTTGACAGTTTTGATAAGGTTGACATAACTGTGGAAAGCATAAATAATGATAACAAATTTGTGCTTGAAATTAACAAATAACAAGAAGTAGGAGAATAAGATGTCTCAATTACCAATTTCTTATGACATTCAATTCAGCCTTTCCAAAGCGAGCGGAGCGGCTGCAAGAGATATGACATTGCTGAGTTTGTTCTCAAACAAAACAAACTTTTTGCATGGCGAAAGAGTAAAGCTGGCATCCACATGGGATGGATATCAAAAATATTGCACAGTTGGCGACACTGTATATTGGGCCGGCAATGCTTTCTTTTCAAAAACAAACAGACCAAAGAGAATGGCAATCTCGGCAATTTATGATGCCGACCAAGCCGCATATGCTTTGTCTCCGGCGGTTAAATTGGATGCATTAAAAGCCGTTTCTGATGGTGCTTTCAAAATTACTGTTGACGGAGCATTAAAAGAAATTTCAGGTCTTAACTTTAACGCCGCTACATCGGTTGAAAAAGTAGCCGAAGTTTTGAACGGAGTCGCAAGCGGCGCATTCGTTGCCAGCGACTACAATGGCCAGTTGCTTGTAAAATCTGCCACACAAGGCGCATCATCTACCATCAGCTATGCTATGGCACCGGATACCGGAACAGACGTATCCGACATGCTTGGCTTGTCTGAAAAAGCCGGTGCAACTGTTGTGGACGGCTACAAACACGGAACATTCTTGGAAGAAGTAAACCAATGTATTGATTTTGCCAACAAAATGGGCGTTAATGTGTTTGGCTTTGCTTTAGACAGCGGATACCGAGATACACAAGACCAAAAAGACTTTGCTGATTGGGTAAATGCACGCTCATATCGCTCTGCTTGTGCCTTGGTTTCAAACAACCCAACCGCATATTCTGCAAGCGACACCACAAATATTGTGGATTACTGCAATAAAAAAGGCATGAGCAACGTTGCCACATTCTACCACAACAACGCACAGGTATATCCCGATGTTGCATATTTGGCTGAATTTTTGGCCGTTAATTATAGCTTGGACGACCAAGTTATTGATGGCAAGTTCAAAGACATTGGCATTGAAGCCGTAACCTTGCCGGATGTGGAAGCAAACTGGACTGTTCTTGAAAGCAAGAGAGCAAACACCATTTTATACGTTGGCGACACCGGCAAAAAGATTGTCCGCAACGGCGACCAATCATCTATTGACTGGAGAACCGATAGCTGGATCAATATCTGCAACTTCATCTCAGAATTAGAGATTGAAACCTTAAACGTATTCTTGCGTAACAAAAAGGTTGCTTATACTCCGGCAGGTCAAAACTTGCTTATTTCTGCCGCATCTAAAATCGGCAAAAAATACACCAAAAACGGCTCTTTTGCCGACCGAGAAGAACAAAACGATGCTTCAGAAAACGGCTTGTCTTTGGTTCCGGCTGTTGAGATTATTCCGCAAGCAATCTCCGAAACCACATCGGCACAACGCAAAGCCGGTATTGGCACACCAATCCAAGTCAATGTCAATGACAGCGGTTCGATGAGAACCATTGCTTTGAACATCACTGTTACAGAGTAGGGAGAATAAACAATGTCAATTAAAAAAGTTTATAACCAAAGAAACTGTTCGGCGTCTTTCAACGGTATTGATTTGAAAGGCTTAATGGACGGAAGCTCTATCGCAATAGAGCGAGTGGGCGGAGAAGTTGACATCACCGAGGGAACCGATGGCGGCGGATTAAACCAAGCCACCGACCAAGGTGTAAGAGTGTCAATCACATTCAGAGAAACATCTCAATCAATTTCTATGCTTGAAACCGCAAAGACATTGCAACAAAGAACCGGTGTAACATCCGTCTTTGTTTTGCGAACCGGTGCCGACATGCTGGTAACAATTACCAACGCAATGGTAAGCAATCCGTCAAGCCTTAGCACAGGCGACAAAAAACAAGGCGGCATCACATACACCTTTGTCGGAACTGATTATTTGATTAATTAACGAAAAATCATAGGAGATAAAAATGGGGGATTTTTCAAAAATAACAATTAACAACCACGTTTATAAGGTTGAAAGCTATTCGGTTATGGATGCCGTCATGTATCACTTGGAGTTTGTGAGCAAGTTTGGCGGCCTCCTTGCCGGATTGACCAAGATTGTAACCGAGAAGAACAAAAAAGTTGAAGACAACGACTTTATTGCTCTTTTTTCTTCCATAAAGCCGGAAGAAACCAAACAAATTATTAATCAGGTTTTGCAAAGAGTAATCACACCGGAGAATGTCCGCTTGGACAATGAGCTTGTCATTCAAGATTGGTTTTCACAGCCGGAAAACAGCCATGAGCTTTGGTTGGTTGTTGTTGCCGCAATGGTAGAACTGTTGGGGGAACAATTGCCTGCTACGCTGAATACGGCAGTAGTAGGCTTGAAATCAATGGTGGCAAACTTATCGACATCCCAGATGGATACCGAGCCATCAGCTTTATCTCCGGTCCAATCAAAAAAGGTATTATAAACCTTGATTATTTGACCAAAACCAGCGATGTAAAAACATTTTACATTGCCAAGAAAATAGACAATTGGCTTGATTACATGGAGAGCCAAGCAACAGGGGAATAACAAATGGCAGTAGCAAACGAACTTGTCCAGCTTTTGAGTTTCAAACTGAGCGACCAATCCAAAGCCGCATTTGAAACATTCAAAAAAGGGCTTGAAGATTTACGCACCGGAATGCAAGCCGTTGCCACCGCAGCAACAGCCACCGGCACCGCTATTGCCTACACCATCAAATCGGTATCAGACGGAGCGGTAGAATTAACCAACCTCAGCAAGACCACCGGCATTGCCACAAAAACTCTGCAAGAATATAAATACGCTGCCGAGAGTGTCGGTGTGTCTTCTGAAGCAGTAACCTCAGACTTGCAAATGCTCCTAGAAACCATGTCATCGCCAATCCCCGGAGAGTTTAACGAAGCCTTGTTCATGATGGGCATTGGCATCAGAGATGCATCTGGTCAAATGAAATCTGCCGATGCTTTGCTTGGCGACATTGCCGACAAACTCAACGGCATGAACGAGCAAAAAGCCCTACAATGGGCAAACCGCCTTGGCTTGAGCAATGACACGCTTGTTTTAATCAAACAAGGCCGTTTAAGTCTTGAGCAACTCCGCAAGGAAGCAAATGCTCTTGGGGCGGTTATTCCGGAAGAAACACTCAAACGAGGGGCGGAATTTAAGAAATCGCTCAACGCATTAGAGTTCGCATTTGAGGGTGTGGGCCGAACGGTTGCATTGTCGGTTGCTCCCGGTTTAACCGATGTTGTAACATCCATGAAAGATTGGATTGTTGCAAACTCTCAAATCTTGAAACAAGGTATAGAAAAAACCGTCAAAGGCTTGGGCGATGGCTTAACCGGAACAACGGACATTCTCGGTCGGTTTATCAAAAACATAAAAGGGTTTTTGCCAGACTTAGGGAAATTTAATGATAAAATTGATTTGGCATCACTCATCAGCGGCACATTGCGAGGTGCATTGCTTGGGTTGTTGGTTGTCTTTACGCCTATGGTTGCCAAACTGGCATTGATTGGAACAGCGTTCACTGTAGCCGCTTTGGCAATAGAAGACTTCATCATCTGGTGCATGAACGGAGAATCCGCCCTTGGAAAACTCATTGATAAATGGGATAATTGGGCGCAGCGTTGGAAAAAAGAGAGCTGGTGGAAAGCTGCCATTGCCGGAATAGCAACAATTCCGCAACAGATGGGAGAAGCATTTGCCACGGGTGCATCATGGTTTGATAATTACGAGGGCAAGGGAGCATATCAAGCAATGTTGCAAGGACAAGGAAGCACGACAATTAATAACTCTCCGCAAATAACCATCATGACCGGAGCCAATGCACAAGAGGTTATGAACGTGATGACACCATACATCAGCACGGCTCAAACCAACACCCCCGGACAATTCACACCATTTGTGAGGTAATATATGGTAGCTTTATCCTTAAATACAATTACAAATTTTTTATTTGGGCAAGCTCTTATAAGCTCTCCGACATACGGCGAAATTATGGCCGATATAAAAATGTCGGAAGACCACACACGCAAAAACGAGGTAACGCAAAACACACTTGAGAGCGGAGCCGTTATTGCCGACCATGTAATTATACATCCGAGAGTTTTGTCCATCAATTTTGGGGTAACCAATACCGGATGGACAAGTTTGCTTGAAAGCCGCAGCCAAGAGATATTTGACAAGCTGGACAACATCAGCCACACGCAAGAGCTTATAACTGTCACGACCGAGCATTATTCCTACACAAATATGATGATTTCAAACGTCCGCATGCTTCACTCCGCACCATACAAGGGGGCCTTGCAAATTGCTTGCGATTTTGAAGAACTCAACTTCTCCGATTTGCAAGTGGTAAAAAATGCCGATGTTGTGTCGCAAGAGGGCGGTATAGGAAAGTCTTTACCAAATACAGTAAATGCCGGAAAGCAGCAAGTGCAAGAGATGACCGGAAACCTAAAAAGCACGTTGTCGGTTTTTTTTGATTAGGAGATTTGCAGATGCCTTTTATTGTTCCACTTACCAATGACGGCTCACGCAGAGCAACATACAACCTTGGTGGCAAGGATTATATCATAGAAACCTATTATTTGCCAAAAACCCAAACATGGCTGATGGACATTTACGATATTAATGAAAACCCGATTTTGACCGGAATTAGTCTTCTTCCCGGTGTGGATAACTTGGTTAAAGGCTTGTGCATTGAGTTTGATGAGCAAGCCTTCCAAGTGCAGACCACAGACGGCGGAAACAACGACACTCCGGACAGCTTGGGAACAACCGCATTTTTGATTTATTATGCCAAAGGCGAAGAAGTGCCGGTAGCTTATGAGGACAAAATGCTATGACAGATTTTTGCCGAGAAATTGAGGTCATATTTGGGCCGCTCAAAGACTGGGAAAAAAACGAGGGCAAAAGTCCGCTTGTCCGCATTTTATCAGATGGCACACCAAACACATTGCGAGTTCGTGCGGCCGTATCAAAGACCATGCTTGGCGTGCCAAATTCAAGCTCTGTTTCCATTTGGAATTTGAGCCGAGAAACAAGAAACTCAATTTGTCAGAGCCAACTCAGCATGAAAGTCTATGCCGGTTATAGGGGGCAAAAAAAAGAGCTTTTATTCTCCGGGGGTGTTTTGTCTGTTGTGATTGAAAAAAGCGGAGCCGACATCATCACGCACCTAAACGGACTTGATGGCCAAAGCAATTTGTTGCGTTCGGTGGTTTCTCAATCTTTTGAGCAACAGGTGGAGCTTAAAGAGGTAATAAAAAAAATTGCCGCATCAATCGAGGGGGTCGGGGTTAACCCTGAAGACATTAACGTAGATGGCAAGACCGGATATTCCGGCATTGTGGCAAGCGGCAACGCAAGAGCCGTTTTGGACAAGCTTGGTCAACAATATGGCTTTAATTGGTTTATTGAAAATGGTAGCTTTAAGGCTGTGGGCGATAAAAAAACCTTCAGCAATACAGTTGTGCTTGACGGTGCATCAAGGTTAAAGAAAGTTGCCCCATTGCTTTCTGGGCCGGCACAAGCACAAATAGGGGTGGACATCCAAGCAATGTATGTGCCGGGTGTCTCCCCCGCCAATACAATAAAGGTAAAGAGCAGCGTTAATCCGCTGATGGACGGAACCTACAAAATACACAATGCCAACTTTGACCTAGACACAAGGTCAAACAGTTGGGATATGAGTTTGCAATGCTTCACGGTGGGGTTATAAAAAATGGACTATAGCGGAAACAAAAATGCCGGAATAGAATTTAATATGCAGTTTGACCGCAAAGCGGCAGACATACACACATCAATACCGGCCATCATCCAAAGTGTGGACTATGCCAATCAGGTGGTGGCTGCCATTCCGGCAATTCAAATAAAAATTGTTGATCCAAACACCAAGCTGGTCAGATACATCAACCGGCCATTAATCACAAACATCCCTATGGCTTTGGCATGGAGCGAGGGATTGGGACTTGGAACAACGATGCCTTATAGAACAGGCGACAAATGCACGCTCATATTTGCCGAGAGAGCCTTGGACAATTTTTTAATCACCGGACAAATATCAGCTCCCTCAGACGGAACAACGCCGGACACTTGCACAATCAGGTGTTTTGATGAAACCGATGCCATGTGCTTCCCCGGAATTATAACTAAAGCAAAAATCCCAAATTATAGCTCCGATGCGGTGGAAATACGCAACGCAGACAAAAGCTCATTGTTTAGCTTATCAAATACAAGTTTGACATTAAAACAGGGTGGAGTTAGTATAGTTTTAGCAAATGAAAAAATAACCATTGTGGGAGATGTTGAACATACCGGAAATGAAAAAATAATTGGAGAAATTCAACATACCGGAAACCAAACAACAAGCGGTACTATTACCGGACAAACCGATGTTATTGGCGGAACGATAAGCGTTAAAACGCATACGCACCAATATAATCCGGGACCCGGAAAACCGGCGCCGACCACACCGCCTGAGTAGGAGAATATAATGAGTGTTGATTTTGCAATCAATCATAAGACAAACGACATCGCCATTAAAGACGGCAGAATGTATTATGTTACCGGTGGCAATGAGGTAGCTCAAAGAGTGATGACACGCATCCGCCGATTAAAAGGCGAATGGGCGAACTATACTCCTGCCGGCATTCCTTATTATTCCGAAATTTTAGGAACAAAGAATATTCAAAAATTTAATCTGATGCTCCGCAAAGAAATTTTTGCGACATCGGGAGTTGAAGAAATACGTAAATTAAATTTACTTTTTGATAATAACAAATGCTCGGTTTATGCCGAGATTAAAGTAAATGGCGAGTTTTTCACAATCAGCGAGGATTTGTAAAATGTCAAAATTTGGAATGACAGATACTGGATTTAAACCTAAAAGAGTTGCGGACGTTTATGAGAGCTTAAAAGCCAAAATAAGCGAAATTACTGATAAGAATACCGGAGAAAAAGTATTTATAAACGAAAGCGATGACAGCTTGTTTATGCAGTTTAATTTTATGGTATCCGAAGCTATTGCCGAGTGCTGGGAACATGCCTATCAGGCGTCAACGGTTCGAGATCCGAGCAAGGCAAGCGGAGCGATATTAAAAGGTTTAATTCAGCTTAATGGTTTGGTGGCAAAATTTGGCAGCCAAACACAAATCAATGTTAAATTTACCGGTTTGAAAGATGCCACAATTCAGCAAGGCTCGCTTATTTCCGATGTGGAAAACTCTGTTAATTATTCTGTGGATAAATCGGTAACAATTGGTGCGGACGGAACAGCAACCGGAACTGCAACTGCATTGACCAAAGGACCGATAAATCCAAAAAACAACACTGTTATTGTTATCAAAACACCAACATACGGATGGACAAACGTCACAAACACCGGTGTTGTGGTTGTTGGTGCAGAACCTCAAACAGATGAGGAATTACACCAAGAACAACAAAGAGCCACCTCAAACACCGCATATCGCCAAATTGGTGCTATTTATTCCGGCCTTTTGAATGTTCCGGGGGTAGAGTTTGCTCGTGTATATCAAAACACCGGATTGACCGCCGATAGCCGAGGGATTGACGCCAAAAGCGTTGCAGCCGTTGTTGTGGGCGGAACCAATGAGGATATCGCCAATTCTATTGCGAGAAAGAGTGCGAACATAAATAGCTTTTTTGGATCGACAGAGGTTGAGGTAACAGACATTCAGGGACACGTTAACAAAATTAAATTCAGCCGTCCTAAAGAAGTCGAGATTGATGTTGAAGTTAATATTACCATAACAGATTCATCTCAGTTTCCGGCATCTACCGAAGATGCAAAAAAACAGATAAAGCAAAATATTGTAAGTTATGCACAATATAATTTGCAGGCAACCGAGGGATTTGCTCCCGGTGTAGATGTCATTCGCACAAGGTTATATACTCCGGTAAATGAAGTTCCCGGATTTAAGGTTAACAGCTTGAAGATTGGCAAGCATAGCCAAGGCGCAAGCGAGGCTGATATTGATATTGCATGGAATGAGGTGGCAATATTTAAGGAAAGCAATATAACTGTTGATATTGCCTAAAAGGGGGAAATATGACTGTTCAAAATTTGGAACTTGACTTTGCGGCATACGAAAACAAAAGCCTTTATGAGCAAGCAAAAAAAAGGGCTTTGTTTCAATATGCGTCATCTCCGATATATATGCAGATAATAAAAGCCTATATGGACGAAATTCAAGAGCTATACGATGCACTTATTGACCTTGAAAAGCGAAGTTTTATCTTTTACGGACAAGGCGAAGACTTGGATTTGATTGGTTTAATTTTGGGGCAAAAGAGGTCATATTTTAACTACGATACGGCATTTTGGTTTGCACCAGATAATGAAGAAACATCCCCGGACAAAGGTCATGCGTGGTGCATCAATGCAGAACAAGCCATTATTGAAAATATGTCAGACGATACATATCGCCGCTATCTTTGGGGAAAGGCGCTCAAAAACCACGTTAAATTTGCATCGAGAGAAGAACTGCAAAAAATTATATTTGAGATTTTGGAATTTTATGTGTCTTTTTCTGATGCCGACAAATGCGATGTCGATTTAATTGTTCCGGCATCCATTAGCAAGACAGACAGAAACTATCTGACCTATTTTGCCGACAACAACCAAGTTGACCAAAAGGCAAATATTCCGTATCCTGCAACTATGAAGATAAGAGATGTTATTGAAAGGTAGGCTTAAAAATGGCTATACAAAACAGAGATACAACACTACCCGAAATTTGGGCAAAAAACGCACAGACCAATATTCCAATACCTCCGGTTGCCGGCATAACATACCGCAATCAGGCATTAAACTCCACAGCCATTGATAAAGCGTGGCCGTTTAAGGAAATTGTCAATAGTGCGGACTTTAACCAACATGCATTTTTGCAAGATACGCTCATCAAAGAAGCCGAGCAATATGGTATTATGCGTTGGAACAATACCACCACCTACAAAGAGGGCGGTTATTGCTTAGGCCAAGACAAAAAGCTATATCAAGCCTTAAGAGATAACCAAGGCAAAGAACCAACTGCAAGCACAGATGATTGGGCCATTGTGCCTACAGATTTATCTCCATATCAGCTTATATCCAACCTATCCCAAACCATTGATGGCTCTACGTCAAAATATCCAAGCAATAATGCCGTTAATAAAGCTCTTAATGGGAAAGCAAACACTAGTTTAAGTAACCTCACCGCTACAGGTAAGGCTGCTATCCAAGCTAGAATAGCTGTAAACTATGCCGCAGGTGTTACCATAACCTCAGGGGCAAAAGCTTCAAAAAGCGGTCTGTTAGTTGTAGTTAGTAATGCAGGTAGTGGATTCCAACAAGGTCGTCTCACCATTAATGGCACTAACGTTGTTAGTTGGACAACTTTGGATGGTTCTAAAACTTGCTTTAGTCTTCTGGTGAAAGCTGGTGATGTGATAACATTCGCATCGACCACTAGTGTTAAAATATACCCCTTCGCATAATATGAGGTGATAAGATGTCTACAAATAAACATTTCTATCTATTAGATGAGAATAATAACATATCAAGTTTTGCTGACTATAAATTCGATAAGAATGCTCTTGAAGCTCAGGATGAAATTATCCAAGGTTATGATGGCAGATATTATTTTGCCAGTCAATGTCCGCAGCAACCTCTTGAGGAGTTAAAACTCATAAAGCGTGAAGAAATAAATCAAGCTCGTGATGCCGCCGAGCAAGGTGGTTTTGAATATCTTGGCAAAACCTTTGACAGTGACCCAATAAGTTGTCAACGTATTTCAACAGCTGCTCAAGCTATAGCTCTTGCTTCAGATGATACTGCAATCGTTTGGACAACTCAAGACAACACCACAATTGAACTGAACAAAACACAGCTTGCTGGTATGGTTGTGGCTCTTGCGGAATGGTCAAATACTTGCCACCAAAAGGCAACAACTCTCAAGGCTCAGATTGATGCTGCAGAAACAGCCGAAGAACTGGAGAAAATAACATGGGGCGAAAAAATCTAACCTATCCGGTGTTAAACTCGCTCGATTTTGCGGTTTATGGGATAAATTACGTCACTCTCCAAGATTTGGAATATGACGGAATAAAAGTCCCTCGTGGATATGTTTTTGACGGAGTAACCGCAAAAGCACCGTTCACATTCATATTTTCTACCAAAGATTTAAGACAAGGAATAAGAGCCAGTTGCTTTCACGACTGGCTCTGTCAACATAAGCCGGAATATACAAGGGAATATTCAACAAAAGTGTTGGTTGACATTTGGAAGCAAGACGGCTTAAATGGATACAAAGCATTTATTGCAAAAATAAGCGTGAACGTTTATCAATTCTTTACAGGGGGATGGAAAGAATGAACGAGCTTGAAAAACTTATCGCATTATCCAAAGTTGTAGCCAAGCCATGGGTTATTGCCACATGGGTCTTGGCTATTTTGTTAGGATTGTCCGTTGCCGGAAATGTTTATTTGATGTTAAACGCCCCAGAAGTTACCATGACGGCAAATGACAACTCAGAAAGCGCAATTACACAATCTAATGAGTAATATGAATGAGTAAAATAACGCAGAAATATAAAGGTTGGGCAAGGAAAATAACGGTAAAAAGCAATTATCCAAACGTTAAACTTTCTGTAAAACTTCCTCGTTCATCAACAATCAGGATCAAGAGAGATGAATCCAGAAAACAGGGCGATAAAAATTCATATCAAAGAAATGGCACCAATGACCGCAATTCAAAAGATAGAAGACTACAAAATTCCGACACCTTACCGGGAGATATTAATTGCTCTTGTGAACCGCAAAGAGGGATACGAGGCATTGGACTATCTGGCCGAGAAGTTCAGCATTCACATGGGATATTGGACTTATGGAAGAAGACTAAAAGAATCCCTGCAGATGTTCCGGAAATCAAATCTTGACTTTTACGCAAAAAATGAGTAACATTCTTTTGTAGTTATATTTTTTCCTTTCATTGAAAAACGAAACAACCGCCTTTCTCCTTGGGCGGTTTTTTATTGACATAGATACAAAATATTGCTATTGATTACATATCCCCATTTGGTAAGGGGACTCCTAATTAAAATCGGTTAACACTTAAGTCGCACTTTTATATACGCAGTGCGGCTTTTTTATTGACATTTTTTGAAGTTGGTGTATAAAGGAGTAGAGTTGTAGGTGTAAGCATCAAGGTCCGTGTGACCGAAACCTTCCGTTCTTTTTTTGAATTTTCCACGTTAGCGAAACTGCCGCTCCAGAAATGGGGCGGTTTTTTTGTTTGACAAAGATGATTGATTTGATAATATTGAATTTGCTCTTAAATTGTATCCCTTAGGAGCAGGCTGCATATTAAGAGGTACGGCTCCGTATGGAGTACGGCCGCTTTTGAACATCTGCCAAGTGTAGATAGTTTTTCGGGAGTCGTCTTAATGGCGACTCTCCGCTTTTTGTAGATACCATTTCCCTATTTTGTAGATAATTCACGATACACAAATTTGTTTGTGTAAAACTTTCCGCCGTTTTTGATACGCAAATTGTAGATACCATTTTAACCAAGAGGGAAATATGGTAAGGACATAAATGTCCGGAGCAACTGTTCGAAAAATTTGATGAGTTGGTGCATTTTATGCACATACTGAACTTGTAAGGATTGTTTACAAGTTGGCTTGCCAAAAATCTGCCAATTTTATGCTAAGACACCAAAGGCAAAACCACCTAAGATTTGATTATAAAAAATTTTTTAGGGGGTTTTATCATGATACCAATTCGGCAATTTGACACCATTCTTCAAACACAATCCTTAAACAACAAACTTTTTCAAACCTTGGTGCAAGGCTCCGAGGACACCGCCATTAAAGCAACCATTCAGCAAGACGGCAAAAACATCCAGATTGATACTAGTGCGGAGATAGAATTATCGGTTCTTTACAACGGCGGAACAACCCAAACCTACCACACCGACCAAGCAAAATCAGACTTTCCGGCAACCATAGAAAGCGATGGCACGCTCATCATCAAATTTAATGAGATGATGACGACCGTATTCGGCACGCACAAGCTGTTTTTGAAGATTGTGGATACAAACACATCATACGCTCTTGCCATGGATTATACGGTCATTAAAAACGAAGCGTACAATCCGCAATCAACCCCGAACAACCTACCGGCATATAATACCCTTGTTGCCGAACTTCCTAAAAAGCTCAATAAAGACTTTTCAAATTCCGATGACGTGGCACTTAAAGCGAAGTTATCCACAATGGGCATTGGAGCAGACGAAACACCAACGCAAATAAGGGACAAGCTCCAAACACTCAAAGCCGATGAAAGATTGGATAGCTCAGCTGTCAAGAATTGCTTGACAGTTGACCTTGCAGACGTTGACCTTGACAAGTTGGATGAGAAGTTCCAAGCCACTGACAGCGGAAAAGAGTTGCAAAGACAAGCGGCCGCAATCAGCACAAAGGCAAGCAAAGACTTGTCGGACGTTGACACAATGGACTTAGAAACGGCTTTTGAAAAGACGCCATCTCATACGACTTTGGTTGATACTGCAAGAGATTTAGGCAATAAAGCAGAAACAAGCCTTAACAATGTTTTAACCTCTGATTTATCCGAGAAAATAAAGCTAACAAATGCTTATAAAGACATGGCTGGGCGCACTGGTGGCGGATTGACACCTGACGAAGTACGGGCATTATTTGAGGCAAATTATTTTGAAGAAGTCGGAGCAGTGGACTTGTCGCAAGCCCCGTTCACAGCGACAACGCTTGTGCTTGCTTATCAGTTCAATACAGACAATGAAACAATCACGCAAATTTTGCCACCGATAGCACAAAATAAAACGATAATGATTAAAGTTATACCGGCAAGCGGAATATCAAACCCGACTTTGATTTTACAGCCGAACGGTTCCGACCATATAAACGGAGCATCCACTTCGTTAACAATCACTAATACCGGCTATGTCGGTTATTTGTTGCCTATTGCTAACAATTCAAATTGGGAATTTTACCCACACGAAACAACGCACGATTTTAGTCTTGCGGTATCTGATGACAAAGGCAATGCGCATATTGGGATTAACTCGGTTCAGTTTAATAAATCTACCGTAACGGAAAACGGCGGTATATTAGAGGTTGAGCCGGATATGTCAACAAGTGGAAGTTTGACTTTCACGGATTTTGAGGGGCGCACTTTCACAAGCGATAAAATACAATCAATGGATAAGTCCTTGCGGATTTCAAACCTTGGCGGCATTGCCGATTTTTCAAGAGGATTGCAGGAGCATAATGAGGGAATACACGCCTGTTTAGGCAATGACCAGTTAATCAACTCAAAATATGGCCGCGCTAAACTTTACTTTGGCGATATAAGAGTTAAGGGCGGTTCTTTTGTTTATACAAATATGCAAGACAAATCTTTTGTTGTTGATGATGTTGACCCACAGGACGACCCAAACATCAGCGGCGGAACGACATTTATTGCTGCAATATACTATGAGCCGAATTTAAGAACTGACAACACAGTATCACAGGACGGCTTTATTAGGTTAGAGCTTGTTGATGATACAGACACGCCGTTGACAGACAATAACGGCCAGCCAATGGCAGCACAGATTGACTACAAAGCGGGTGATACAATTAAGCCGGAGCTATATATCGGCGAATTTCAAGCAAAAGCATTTACCAACGTACATTTAAGAATTGAGTTAGGCTTTCCGAATGATGAGGTTATCCCAGTCGGAGCGAACACACAAATCTGTTTGCAGGCTATTAGCAAAGATGAAAGTTCCGGCCTTGCTTTATTGTCGTTTATGGCTTTCACTGGTTTTAGAATTGGTTTTGACACGGTTTATTATGGCTTTAATTCTCTCAATCTTGCGCAGTTCTTGCTGTTTCAAGAGGCAGAAACTGAGATGACCGGAGAATTGGAACTGGGAGATAACACTTTCTTGAACTTGGCGACCCCTTGCAAAGTGGCTGTTGACAATTATCATTTGATGATTAAGGACAACGGAAAAGATATTCCGGTATGGGATATTATGAAGTTTTATGACGAATATGACAGCCGGAATATTAGTGGTAAAAATATCACCGTTAAGGCAACCCTTACCGACAAAGACAATGCTTTTGACGTTTCCTTGTTGGAATATACCGGCTCTGTTGTTCCAGTTCCTAGACCGCACGTATTGTCTTATAATAACTCTAATCCGGTATTTACGGCGGGTTGGCGTGTTGTCGACAATATGTTTATAAGCGAAGATGTTGTATCTGGAGAACATACACAGACAAAAATATTTACGGTGCCGGATAACTCTAAAGGCATTGCTATAATGATGTATCAGCACGTTTCGCAAATGCCAAGTACTCTGCAACTAAAAGACTTAGAGGCTGACATCACGCCGTGGTTTAACCGAGTGATGATAACCGACAATTCGCATATTAGCGAGCAGTATTTGCGCAACCTTGATTATGTTTATCGAAGTATTGTTGCTGTACCTGCCGGATATGCAAGTTATCGCTATACCGTAAACAGCACAAAAACAAAACTGCCGGTTGGGGTGTTCAGCGGCGGTGATAACAAAATTGTCAACGATAACTCATGGACGGACGCCGGAAGTACCGACCCAAACAAAACGCAAGGCGATATTAAGTTCTTGGCTGACGGTGTTGTAACAATGAGCTATCAGGCGCAATGCTATAACGAGCAAGGAACAATAAACAATGGTGAGTTTTGGCTTGAAAAAGTGTCGGACAGCTCAGAAGTGGCAGGCTCGCACTATGCGACCACGATTGAGGCACAACGGACAACACCAAAGAATATCACAAGCCCGAAGTTTACATTTAGCGTAAAGGCAAATGAAACCTACCGATTTTATGGAAAATCAAACAAAGATGACGGCTTTTATTTGCAGACTTCAACCGTTGCAAACCCCCTTATTCGTTTTGATTATGAATTTGAGGAATTGTCGGAAGTTATAAAATTGGCGTTAGATGATGCCTTTTCAAAAACCAATGAGATAAAGTTTGTCAAAGCGGACGGAGAGGAAGTAACAAACAAAATCCTTGTCTATAACGTAGATGACGGGAAATTCAAACTTGAGGACAACGCATAATGACACAGCAAATTGTAACTTTTGATGATGAAAAGATTGCAGCCGGAAAGTTCTATGCAATCTTTGTGAACAAAGACAACGCCCCTTTGCTTTTGGAGATTGACCACGTCATAGGGCTAAAACACGAGTTTGCAAACATCAGATATTTGGAGTTTGAAACCAACATCAGCAATCCGAGCGTGCAGGTCTTTGAGAAACTATCGGACAATGTTTTCAAAAAAATTGAGTGCGACATCAAGGTAAAAAACCTAGAAAGCACCCGAATTATTATGATTGAAACATCAAAACCGATAACCGGATATTTAATTATAAAATAGGAGAAAAACAATGGCAGAGAAAAATTTTTATTATGACATGAACCTTAATGGCGGCACTATCACCGGCATTGCCAATGGTGCAAACGCAACAGACGCCGTAACCAAAGGACAGCTCGATGCACAAGACACCGCCTTGCGAGCCTATATTGATGCCGAGATTTTGGGCTTGGGTGCATTTGTTGACGAGTTAGACCCCTCTCTTGGTTTGCCAACGGCAGGCTCAGGTGCGGCAGGTGCAATTGACGGCGGCGACTGGTGGTATATTTCTGCAGAGGGAACATTGCTTGGTATCCCTGTTCACAAAGGCGACCGCTTGCAGGCAATGGTTGACAACCCGGACACGGCAGACAACACCGCAGCCAATACAGATTGGAAAGTTTTGCACAGCTATCACGAAGCAGACAGCCGCTTTTCAATTGACAACTTGGCATTGGTAGCCGACACACCGGCCACTGTAAACCACGGACTTGGATATAAGTTTGTTCACGTTTCTGTGGCAGATGCAACAGGCGATGCCGTTGATGTTCAAGTCAACTACGTTGACGAAAACAATCTCACTTTGACAGCAAACACATCCGTTACTGTAAGCGGTGTTGTTTCTATCTAAGGAGAAAAGCAATGGGAGCAAAAAGGTATTCGTTGTTGGGTTTAACTCCCCCGCAAATAAACCCAGCAATCTCTCCGGTAATGCCTTGTAGCTCTCAGCATAGGGCGGAGGTGGTTTTCTACCCCGTCCTAATTTTATTTTAACTTGTTTTATGCGTCCGGTTGACAAAGGCTCTCTTGTCGGTTTATCTTCAAATTAAGGGGAGAACAATAACCGGAGAGAAAAATTGGAAGATTTAATCCACACAGCTGTTGAATATACGGTGATGGCCATAGTTGGTATCATAGGATGGATTGGAAAGACACTCCACGGAAAAGCAAACAAATCCGAGGTTGAAAAACTTGAGGAAGAACTCCAACGACTGCGTGAAAAAGTATTCTCTCTCTTTGAAAAATTAGCCACAAAAGAAGACTTAAACAAGCTGGAAGCAAAGCTAGATAAGTTAATTGATCGAGAAATTGATAGGGGGAGAAATAGAAAATGAGTTGTGGGGATAAATACAAATTTTGGAAATGGTTGATTGAGAAAGCCATGAGCAACAAAAGGGTTTATCGGTTACTTTGGGGCTTTCTTTTTGTTTTGGCCATTTGTGCGTTTAAGTTTGGATTGTTAGGATTATTCTGATGTTTGAACTGATAAAAAAATATGAGGGTTGCGAATTAAAGGCTTATAAATGCCCTGCCGGAGTTTGGACAATAGGATACGGCAATACTTTTTACCCTGACGGCTCTAAAGTAAAAGAAGGCGACACTTGCACACAAAAAGAAGCAGATGGTTTGCTTCTTTGGTATTGTACAACAAAAATAAAACTCCCAAAAGGAGAATTTACAGAAAATCAAAAACAAGCTTTATATAGCCTTATATATAACATTGGACAAGGTGCTTTTGATAAATCAAAATGTAAAAAAGCCATTGAAAATAAAGACTGGGAAACGGCAAAAAACAACTGGGACTGGATATTTGCCGGAGGTAAAGTCTTAAAAGGTCTTATAAACAGAAGAAACGAAGAAAAAGAATTATTTTTTGGTTGTTTATTGTGAATAAATAATTTAATATTTTTTTGTGGCTAGGGTAGCTCCTGAAAAGATTGCAACTCACAATCCTGCCACACTTTTATAAATGAGTTTTTATATGGAGATATAAAATGGAAGAAATTTGGAAAGATGTACCTGGATACGAGGGTTTTTATAAGGTTAGCAATACCGGAAAAGTTTTAAGTACAATAAAAAACATAATAATGAGACCACATAAAAACAACGGATACGAAAGAGTTGAACTACATAAAAACGGCAAATTTTTTAAGTTTTTTGTGCATCGTCTTGTAGCTCAAGCTTTTATTCCAAACCCTGACAACAAACCAGTTGTTGACCACATAAATACAATTAGAGATGATAATAATGTTAGTAATTTGAGGTGGGTAAGCGTTTCTGAAAATATCAACAATGAAAACACATTAAAAAAACACAGAACCCCACATACAAAAGAATGGTGTGAAAATATTAAAGATAGTTTATCTAAACAACCAATAATATGTGTTGAAACCGGAAAAATATATAAAAGCCAGATGGAAGCATCAAGAATAACAGGAATACCTCAACCAAACATACATAAAGTTATAAAAGGAAAGAGAAATACTGCTGGAGGATATCATTGGAAAGAATTGCACGTTTAATTAAAACCGGCCGGTGGAGCATTTAACTTTTTTAACATGGGGGATAAAATGATATATTTATACACAGCCTTTATTATATTGCTCTCGTCTTTCCTCTGGCGCGTTCGCGGCGGATTACGATTTAACAACAAAAAGCTCCCGGCAAATAAAATCTGGTATGCGGTGTTTTTTGCTCTTTGTGGTTATTTCCATTTTGGAAATAGCCAGGCTGCAATTATCGGCTTTATCTGCTGCTATGCCAGTTATCAGCTTTATGGCTGGGGGTTTTATGTTGGACGACTGCTTAATGGCGGGGAACTTAATCCGAATTTGGTGCAGTATCGAGAATGTGAATTGATTGATGACCTGTTATATCCTATGCATATTTCCTTTAAGGGAAAAAAGGTTTATTTGTATCAGTATCCAAAATTGTTTGGCTTTGCCGGAACGACTTTGACCGGTCTTATAATTACCTTCTTATGGGGCTTATATATGGCAGATGTCCGAGTTATCTTATCCGGTCTTTGTATGGGTGTTTGTTACTGGCTTGGCGGATTGCTTGAGAAAATTTATCCGCTCGGCAAAAATGGTTGGAATTGGGGAGAATGGTTATTCGGCTCTGCTCTGGGCGGAGTGATTGCTTGGTGGTTGCTATGGTAAGCAAGCTGATTAAAATAGGTACTGTTTTGCTTATTATCTCAGCCCTGTGTTTTGCTTTTTATCAAGTCGGGCAGACTGTAGGTGAGGGCAAAGCAAAGGTTAAAATTGTAGAAAAACAAGTTGAGGTGGTGCGATATGTGGAAAAAAAGAAAGCTGATATTTATAGCAAGCCAAACGCTACTCGCTCTGAGCTTATCGGCTTGCTCTCTGACGGCAAATTATAGCAACTGCCCACGTTATCCCATAGCAGGAAAAAAAGTAGCTGAGGAGCTTAAAAACGTATCCTATGACCAAGCCCCGAACTTCTGGGAGTGGTTGGCAAGAATAAACAAACTAAGACAAGAACTGGAGTTATGCAAATGAGCGAAATATACATTGTCCACGTTGATGATTATGTGGGAGCTTATAAAGGCGGTAAGTGCCCATTAAAAAGCTATGCAGACAGATCCGAATGGATAAACTTTGTTAAAGGTGTCATAGAGGGATATCCTGATCATAAAATTAGATGTGTACACGATGAAAAGATTGAAGAATGTATGCGGCAGTATATTAAAAGAGATAAACTATTGACAAGCGAATTAAAAAGGGTACAATATAGTCGTTGTTAGTTGTTA